TTGCGTACAGACTGTATCTACTATCTGTTTCTAACTGGCTGTATCTATTGTAGATGGGACAGGTCTGTGACTTTTCAGAAAGGCAATAAGAACCCTAGGACAGAGGCTATGGCAGCCGCAAAGGCTAAAGTAATAGCCCTTGTCTCTGAGGGTTGGGCACCGCATAAGGCGATGGCTGAGGTTGGCAAGCAACCCGACACCATCCGTATCTGGTGTATGAGGGACCCTAAGTTTGCCTCTGACTTAGCCCAGGCTAAGGAGGATGCTAAGGAGCGGTCTTTGACCGCCCTGGGGATAGCCCGTGAGGATATAAGTTTTCCACAGTTTTCTGAGATGTTCCTGGAGCAGAGGGTATTCCCCCACCACCAGGACTGGGTAGACCTGCTAGAGGGTAGAGAGCCTAGTTGGCTCCACCCAAGTATGATTTATGAGAAAGGCGACCCTAACCGCCTTCTTGTAAACGTGCCGCCTGAGCACGCCAAGTCCACCGTTATCACGGTGAACTACTCTACCTACCGCATCGCTATAAATCCCAATGTCAGAATCATCGTAGTTTCTAAGACGTTGGTCAAAGCACGTGAGTTCGTGTATGCCATTAAACAAAGGTTAAGCCACCCGCGCTGGTTGAAGTTGCAGACAACATTTGGACCAGAAGGGGGATGGAAAGAAGATTCCGATACCTGGCGTGTTGACACCGTCTATTTGGGAAGCGATGCCCGTAATTCATCTGAGAAGGACCCGACTATCCAGGCACTCGGTATGGGGGGTCAAATCTACGGTGCCCGTGCCGACCTAATCATTCTGGATGACTGCATCACTACCGCTAACGCTCACGAGTATGAGAAGCAGATTAACTGGCTCCAGAAAGAAGTTATCACCCGTCTTGGCAAGAATGGTAAGTTGCTAGTAGTTGGGACGAGAATTGCGCCGACAGACTTTTATAAAGAACTCCGTGACCCGAAGCATTGGTCAGGGGGCAAAAGCCCATTTACGTATATGGGTATGCCTGCTGTTTTACGGTATGCTGAGAAGCCGAAGGATTGGGAAACGCTCTGGGCTAAGAGCGATGTTCCCTGGGATGGCGATGAGGACACGCCCGATGAGGACGGCTTATATCCTAAGTGGGACGGTCCGACCCTTGCCAGGCGCAGAGGCGAAGTTACTCCGTCTACGTGGGCTCTTGTCTATCAGCAAGAAGATGTAACAGAAGATTCCATTTTTCCCGCTGAACTTGTTCAGGGTTCTATAAATGGGATGAGAAAGCGTGGTCCTTTGAGACCAGGCGCAGCAGGACACCCTGGACAAGTTGAGGGTTACACCGTTGTGGGATTTGACCCTGCAATGGCTGGACACGCTGCATTTGTCGCTATGACCTACAACAGGATGGACGGAAAGATTTATGTGCTGGACTGTCTGAATATGGCAGAACCAACACCGCAGAAGATTAGGCAGGCGATTGAAGAGTTTGTTCTTAAGTATAAGCCGCAAGAACTCCGCGTTGAAATCAACGCTCATCAGAAAGCGTATGCGCTTGACTCCGACCTACAACAGTGGCTCGCCGCTTATGGATGTAGGCTTAATGCTCACTTCACTGGAAAGAATAAGTGGGATACCAACTTTGGCGTCGCAGGAATGTCTACGCTCTTTGGAAGTGCAGCAAACGGAAAGCATCAGAGAAACAACATCCTGGAGTTACCAAGCACTGAAGGCTCTGAAGGACTTAAGGCTCTAGTTCAACAATTACTGACTTGGAAGCCTGAGACCAGAGGTAAGACTGACTGTGTGATGGCGTTATGGTTTGGCGTTTTAAGATGCCGTGAATTTATGCAGCAGAACTCCTATGTTCAGAAGTATGCTCACAATCGTTGGGCAACCAGAGCACAGGCAAGTAGAAGATATACCGTAAATCTAGATGAGATGATTGCCGAGCAATGGCAACAAACCTATGGGTAGGATTAAATGGCAGAGCAACCAAAGTTAAACAAAGACTTGCAAGAAGTCTTAAGGGAGATGTCAAAGGCTCCTGGAGGTAATGTTGCTGCGCCACGTCCAGTTACTCCTGGTCCTATTCTTGGTGGACCACCAGTTGAACCTAAACCTGGAGTCGTTGACCCTGCTACTGGCGTAAGAACTAGACGAGACCCAGCGATAGAGTTATTTAGATTCTATGCCTATGGTGAGGAGAAGCCGTCACGGCTACCGCCACCATCGCCAGATGTAAAAACAGTTACTGTTACCGATATGGGTCTTAGTGCAACCGAAAAAGCCAAAAGAAAATATTTAAAAGAAAAAGGTTTTAGAAACACAAAAGAAAAAAGAGAAACCCAAAAGGGTGTTCGGCAAGGAACAGTAGGTGGAATGACTAGACCTATTGGGTCTAAGCCACCAGTGCATTTAGCAAAAAATCTTCCTATTGCTATTGAGGTAGCAACAGAAAGAGCGCAACGTAGAACGGATGCTCAAGTTATCCGCGATGCGCTAGAAAAAGCATTTGGTGCTATTGGTTCTGAAGCACCTGAGTTTAAAGATAAATACACGCCAGAACTTAACCGCACTGCTCCAATAAGCAGAGAAGAACAAAAGTATCTTGATTATTTACAGCGCAGAATTCAAGATGCGGTGTTAGAGCGTGAAGCAGCAGTTGCTGAAGAACTTGCTGCACGTGGACAAACTACTCCAACTTTAGAAGAAGTTCGTGCAATGCAAGAGGCAGAGCGTAGAACTCTTGAAGGTCGTCAAGCAGCAGAAAGAACAAGACTTTCCAGGCAAGCAGTAGAACAATCTGTTAGAGGATTACCTGAAAAAAATGTAATTAAAGTAGAGGGCGGAAACCAAGGAAAAGGTACCCCGTTAGGTGACGCTAAAGACGTGCAAATGCGTAAAATTTCCAATGCTGCAATTGTTGAATTAGTAGATATTGAAACTCAAAACAAAATTAAAAATGCTATTCCTAACGCTGTAGGAAAAACTTCAAGTGAAACAAGTCTTTTACAATTAGGACCAGCCGATAATAACTTATCTGGTAAAACAATTATGCTTGCTAGAAACGGTAAATTGTCTGGTAAACCATTGCGTCCAGAAACAATTGCCCAAATAACTAACGCTGCCCGTGCAGGTGCTAATTTTGTTGTAGGGGATATGCCAGGTGTTGATTCACAATTTATTGATTTATTAGATAAATTAAAGGCTCCTTATAAAATTTACCACACGGGAAATGAACCAAGAATAAAAATAAAATCAATAGCAACTGAGTCAAAACTACCAATCTTAGGCGGTAAAGCCTTGGGTGCTTTAGGTGCAGTAGGTACTGGGCTAGACGCATTTTTTATGTATAAAATAATGTTAGCGCAAGCAGCAGCAGAAAAGAAACAAATCCAATCTAACTTAATGAACTAAGGATACTGATGCTATCTATAGAACAAATATCTGCTCGTGTAGAGAATCTACGTGAGCGTTCCTTGGACCGTGATGCACGGCAACAAGACGTGCTTGCTGTCCGTAAGGGACAGATTGCAACTGTCTATCCAGATTTCTTTCCAGAAGGTGTAGATGCCAATGTCGTTGCGAATTTTATTGACGTTGTTGCTAGAGACCTATCTGAGGTTATGGCGCCGCTCCCTTCGGTCAACTGCTCCGCGGCGAATCAGAGTAATGACCGTGCTCGTAAATTTGCAGATACACGTACTCGCATTGCTAATAATTATTTTGCTCACTCGGATTTACAAGTTCGTATGTATACAGGAGCGGATTACTACATAACATTCGGTTTCGTCCCTTTCATTGTAGAGTTGGACGAAGAAGCGGGGCTGCCGCGCATACGCATAGAAAACCCAGTGGGTGCTTACCCTGAGTTTGACCGCTATGGGCGCTGCATTGCCTTTGCTAAACGCTACTATATGGCAGCAGGAGAACTTGCTTCACAGTTCCCTGAGTATGCAAATATCATCCTAGGTAAAGAACTTTACAAGGGTGATATGAATTACCAACTAGAAGTTGTTCGTTATTATGACGACCAACAATCTTTGTTGTATATACCAGAACGCAATAACCTAGTTCTTTCCCAGGCTAAGAATCCTCTTGGCAGAATGATGGTTGTAGTAGCACGCCGTCCATCTATTGATGGCGAGATGCGTGGACAGTTTGATGACGTACTCGGTATTCAGTTGCTTCGCAATAGGTTCGCATTACTTGCGATGGAAGCAGCGGAAAAGTCCGTACAGTCTCCGATTGTTTTGCCTGCCGATGTTAATGAACTGGAGATGGGTGGCGATGCGGTTATCCGTACTGCTAACCCTGCTGGTGTCCGACGTGTTGACCTAAATATCCCACCTGGGGCATTTACAGAGCAAGCGCTACTCCAGCAAGAACTTAGAACTGGTACACGTTATCCAGAGGGACGAACTGGAAACATTGACGCTAGCATCATCACTGGACAAGGTGTGCAAGCGCTTATGGGTGGTTTTGACACCCAGGTTAAGTCTGCTCAAGCAGTATTTGCTTCAGCGTTAAGAGATGTTATTTCCGTCTGCTTTGAGGTAGATGAGAAGTTCTTTGACTATGAGAAGACTATCCGTGGCATTGACGCTGGTAGTCCGTATCAGATTACATACAAGCCTAGTAAGGACATTAAGAAAGATTACTCAGCCGATGTCCGTTACGGAATGTTGGCTGGACTTAATCCAGCACAAGGTTTGATTTTTATGTTGCAAGCGCTTGGGGGCGGACTAATCTCAACAGACCTTGCTATGCGTGAGTTGCCGTTTGGCATTAACGTCACACAAGAGCAAGAAAAGATTGAGATTGAGAATATGCGTAAGTCGCTAGTCCAATCTCTACAGGCATACACCCAAGCAATACCACAGATGGCAGTTCAAGGTGGCGACCCATCTATGGTTATCAAGAAAGTTGCTGATGTAATTAAAGCACGTCAGAAGGGTGTTCCAATTGAAGACGCTGTTGAAGAAGTCTTCACTCCAGAATTACCTCCTGCTGGTGCCCCTCAGGTTGAGCAACCGTCCCCTGCTCCCGCTGCGCTAGTAGGAGGCGCTTCTCCTTCACCAACATTACAGACTTTGCTATCTAGTCTCTCGGCAGGTGGACAAGGAAGTGCTAGCGCAAGAACTGCAATACGGAGGTAGTTATGCCACAGCAACGCAAAAAGGCTAAGGCAAAGCCAATACCTAAACGTAGAAAAACTACAAAAGAGCCTGTATTAACAAAACTAGATTTTTGGGCTATTGCAGCAAAAGAAGTTTATGATGCTTGTGTTCGTGCTGGATTTGATGAAGGTACTGCAATGGCATTTGCTATGGATAGGTCAAGTTATCCTGATTGGATAGTTCCAGCAAATGACCCAATACGTAAACCTGACTATGAAGATGATGAGGATGACGACTGATGTCAATGATGCAACCTACTGGTCAGCAAGGCGGATACCGCAAACCAACCAATCCTGCTGTCGCATCAGGTCCTGGTTCTTTGTCCCAGAGAACTGATGGTTCTCCTTCACAACCAGCAACCTACATTTCTGGTCTACCACAAGGACAGATCGG